TGACATTCGTATGGCAGAGGGAATTACACTTTCGGGTCAGTTATCAATCCGTTGGATGGCAGAGAAACTCAATGCCATGCTAAACAAGACACTCAAGACACAAGACAAAGACTTCGTTGTTGCGATTGATACTGACTCAATTTATTTAACGCTGGAAGACCTAATTGAAAAGGTTGCTGGTGATAAAGACACAGAAGGTAAGATCAAGTATATGGATCGTGTCTGTGAAGAAGTTATTCAACCATTCATTGATCAAGGCTATGAAGAACTAGCCGAATACATGAATGCATTTGGTCAGAAGATGCAAATGAAACGAGAGGTTCTTGCTGACAAAGCCATCTGGACTGCCAAGAAACGCTATGTTATTAATGTTCATAACTCAGAAGGAGTTCAATTTGCGAAACCTAAGATCAAAGTTATGGGTCTTGAGATGGTTAAGTCATCTACACCTGCGGTTATTCGTGATAAACTTAGGGATTCATTGGAAGTTATTCTTCATGGAACTGAGAAGGATCTACACAAATATGTGTTGGACTATAAGAAGGAATTCGTCAACTTACCAGTTGAAGAGATAGCATTCCCTCGTTCTTGTAATGGCATCAAACAGTATGCTGGTTCTCCTGTTTATATGAAGGGTACTCCGATTCAAGTGCGTGGTGCATTGTTGTTTAATCATCACTGCAAGCGACTGGGTATTAGTAACAAGTATCAAGCGATCCGTGATGGAGATAAGTTAAAGTTTGTTTACCTACGAACACCTAATCCGATTCAGGAAGATGTGATTGCATTTACTACTGTGCTACCCAAGGAATTGGGATTGCATACATATATTGACTACGATAAAATGTATGAGAAGGTATTCACTGACGCACTTCAGATTGTTATCGAATCACTAGGATGGAAGACGGCAGAAGAAACTTCACTGGAGGATTTCTTTGGATAATATTAGAGTTATTGAAACAGGTATTGATGTTTCTAAGATCTTAGAACAACTGCAACAATTCCCAGAAGATTGGGGTGCGCAAAAAAGTCTTAAGGATGTTGGAGATTTAGTTGAGGATAAAACCTACGGATTTCCAAAAATGGAAGCAGGTGTTCTGCAAATGATTATGGGTGGAATAGAGAAGCATGGAGATTATGTTGGGGATACTGAGATATGTGTCCCCACTCCTGCATTCTTTCATCACACAGAAGTTATAAATGTATTAAAGAAGTATGTTAAGTCCATTAGCCGATGTGGATTCTTATCTTTGCCAGTGGGTGGACAAGTAGGAAAACATATTGATATAGGAACATATTATTTAACTAGAGACAGGTATCATCTTTCGATACAAGGGATATATGACTACACAGTTGGTGAAGAAACTGTAAGAGTCGAACCTGGAACTTTATTGTGGTTCAATAACAAACTACCCCATGCAGCAAAGAATGCGGGAGATTGCGTTAGAATTACATTTGTGTTTGATGTTAAACATAACCCAAGTAATCCATAGTTGTCTTGCAAAAACAAATGATGTATAATAGAAAAATGTTGGAGGATATAAATGAAAGTATTGAAATTTTACGCTGAGTGGTGCGTACCATGCAAATCACTTAGTAAGATTATTGAGCAGCATTACACTGGTGACATTCCGATTGAGAATATCGATATTGACCAGAAAAATGACATGGCTATAAAATATAACATCCGTAGCGTACCTGTTTGCGTTTTAGTGGATGCTGATGGTAAAGAAATTCGTCGTCAAGCAGGTATGATGATGATTGATAAATTTGAAGAATTTTTGAAAGGCTAATATGAGCATTCTAGAAAAACTACGCAAGAACTCTACGATCAAGGATACATCTATTCTTGCTACATCAAAGTTCTTTCAAAAGAAGGATATGATTCCTACGACTATTCCTGTCATTAATGTGGCATTGTCTGGTCGTCTTGATGGTGGTCTTACTCCTGGACTTACAATGTGGGCTGGTCCAAGTAAGCATTTTAAAACTGCCTTTAGTTTAATTATGGCAAAATCTTATTTGGACAAATATGAAGATGGTGTTGTATTATTTTATGATTCAGAGTTTGGCACTCCTCAGTCTTACTTTGATTCTTTCGGTATCGACACAAAAAGAGTTATTCATACTCCCATTACTGATGTTGAGCAATTAAAGTTTGACATCATGCAGCAAATGAATCAAATCGAACGAGGTGAGCATGTAATCATCGTTGTTGATTCAATTGGTAATCTGGCTTCTAAGAAAGAAGTTGAAGATGCCATGGATGGTAAATCTGTGGCTGACATGAGTCGTGCAAAGCAGATGAAGTCGCTGTGGCGTATGGTTACACCACATTTGACCATGAAAGACATTCCATGCGTTGTAGTGAATCATACATATAAAGAGATTGGATTATATCCAAAGGATATCGTTGGTGGTGGTACTGGTTCTTACTACTCTGCAGATAATATCTTTATTCTTGGTCGTCAGCAAGAGAAAGATGGAACCGAAGTTGTTGGTTACAACTTTATTATTAATGTGGAAAAATCTCGTTATGTTAAAGAAAAATCTAAGATCCCTGTTAGCGTATCTTTTGATGGTGGCATTAGCAAGTGGTCTGGCTTATTGGATATCGCACTCGAAAGTGGGCATGTCATCAAACCAAGCAATGGTTGGTATGCAAAAGTAGATAAAGAAACAGGTGTTGTTGAAGATAAGAAATATCGTATCAAAGATACAGACACTAAGGATTTCTGGATGCCAATTCTAATGACTAAGTCATTTAATGATTTTGTGAAAGCCAGATACTCAATCGGTACTAGCGATATGATGAAAGGCGACGACCTTGACAAAGCATTAGAAGAATTGGAATTCGAAGATGAGTAAACCTTATACTGTTGTCCAATCCAAATACAGTGGGCTGGATGCTATAAAGTTGACAGAACAACCATTTGAGGGTATAATCTACTCTTATGGTAAGATTGAATTTGAAGAGAATGAAGAGAATGACTCTTTGCATATCAAGTTCGATTATGAGATACTGGAAAATGGTGGCAAGGGTATGACAGATAAAAAGCCATTCGAACAATACATTGGTAACATTCTTCAAGAATTGCTCCATGAAGGTATTCAAGAAAATAATTTAGTTTACACAGGCGGAATTGATGAGAATAGAACAAAAGATTCTGACGAATCTGATTTATGATGAGCAGTATTGTCGTAAAGTAATTCCATTCATTAAGAAAGAGTATTTTGCCGATAGAAAAGAAGCCATCCTTGCAGCACAAATTGTAGCATTCTTTAACGAATATAACAAACCTGCCACAAAGGATGTCCTTCAAATTGAAGTTGGGAATCGTAAAGATTTAACTGATAAAGAGTTAGCCGAACTTCAAGATTTTATCGGCAAGTTGGAACATGAACCAGTCAATGATGATTGGATGTTACAACATACAGAGAAGTTTTGTAAGGATCGTGCAGTTTATAATGCGATTCTTAATTCAATTTCTATTATTGATGGTAGGGATAAGAACCATACTCAAGATGCGATCCCATCAATCTTGAGTGATGCGTTATCAGTCACATTTGACAACCATGTTGGTCATGATTACTTGGATGACCATGATGCTCGCTTTGACTTTTATCACAGGATTGAAGAGAAAGTATCCTTTGACTTGGATATGTTCAATAAGATTACTAAAGGTGGTCTGTCCAAGAAAACTCTGAACATTGCACTAGCAGGTACTGGTGTTGGTAAATCATTGTTTATGTGTCACATGGCTGCAGGAGTTTTGACACAGGGCAAAAATGTATTATACATAACTATGGAAATGGCAGAAGAGCGAATCGCAGAGCGTATTGATGCGAACCTCTTAAACCTAACCATGGATGAATTGAAAGTTGTAGACAGAGATATTTACGAAGGTCGTATTGATAAGATTGCCAAGAAGACACAAGGTAAACTTATCATTAAAGAATATCCAACTGCAGGTGCTCACACTGGTCACTTTCGTGCATTATTGGAAGAGTTAAAGTTGAAGCGTGACTTTAAACCAGATATTATCTACATTGATTATCTGAATATTTGCGCAAGTCAACGAATGAAGCAAGGTGGCTCTGTAAACTCTTATACATATATTAAGAGCATTGCAGAAGAAATTCGTGGTTTGGCAGTTGAGTATAATGTTCCTATTGTATCAGCTACTCAAACTACTCGTGGTGGATTCACTAACTCGGATCCAGGACTTGAAGATACTTCTGAATCTTTTGGTTTGCCAGCAACTGCTGACTTTATGTTTGCTTTGGTCAGCAATGAAGAACTAGAAGGATTGAATCAAATTATTGTTAAACAATTAAAGAATCGTTACAATGACCCAAGTTACTTTAAGCGATTTGTGGTTGGAATTGATAGAGCGAAGATGAAATTGTATGATGTTGAAGCAAGTGCTCAAACAGGACTAGCTGATGCAGGACAAGATGACGATGAACCAATGTTTGATAAAAGTAATTTTGGTCGCAGACAAAAAGCAGAATCGTTCGAAGGATTTAAGTTTTAGGAGAAA